GTCCCCCTTATTGATAACCCGCAACCCGAAATTGGACTCCATGATTTGCTGTGCTTGTAAGGTGTTCCAAAAACGGCGTTGCATCTCCGTGTTTGCCGTGCCGAGCAACTGGTCAAGCCCGTCCGACTCCATGTAATTGACATTTGCCCGGAAGGTCAAGGCGGCGATGTTCGCCGCTACGTTGTCCCGCCGCACCAACTCTTCGTAGATGGCTTCCAGTTCAGACTCGCCCCAATACAGCTCCGTGATCTGCTCAAGCCACGGCAACTCACGCCCCGTAAAGCGTAGCACCCGGCTGTGGTGGACATTCGCCGCAATGGTGTTGCGCTCTTCGTCCCGCACAGTGTAAAAGGCGGGAAGCCCAAAATCCGGGTCTTCCGGGTCGGTTACCAGATCAGAGGACGGAAACACTCCCGTCCACCTGTCCAGTATCTGCAAGCCTAAAAAGCTGTCCGGGGTTACCATGTCCATGTCAAGGGGCTTGCTCATGTCGTCCTGCCCCTTTATCATCATGATGCCCGCCGCACCGCCGTACAGCCGCCCCCAATACACCCCCTGCCGTACCTTCTCCCGCAGTTTAACCCGGCGCTCCTGCTGTATGTACCTGTCCATCAGTTCCGGGGATATGGCGGTTTTCAGTTCGTACCACTTGCGGATGATATCGTCCGGGATGGTGGCAATCACGTTCTGGACAATCCAGTTTTCCCGGTACAGGGTTGTCAGCAACTCATAGTTCTGCGTCATCCGTGTGGGCGTGTACTGCGTCCCCTGTAACAAATCCATCGTGCCGAAACCGATGCGGGCGGCAGGGTTTGAAAAAGCATCCCGCACGGGCTGTCTGTTCCCGTCCACTGTTAAATTGTCTCTATACTTTTTCCTTCTGCTCATGCCGTCTTTCTCCAATCGGGTAGCACTGTATGAACGAAGTAGCGCATAGCGTCTGGTGCGTGATCCTGCATTTTTACTGGCTTTTCTTCGCCCCGCTCCCCGGCTTTATCGTCCCAAACGTAGCTGTGCAACTCTTTGATTAACCCTGTGCATCTGCGGTGGATGTGCAACCGCCCCAAAGAAAAAAGGGTGGACACTTCCCGGATGCCGTCCAAGACATCGTTGTCCCCCTCTTTGACATAGTACCCACGTTGCCGCAGTTCGGTGATAAACGACTTTGCGGAGGGGTCTACAATCACCATGCATTGCTGTTCGGGATCGTCCCCCATAAACGCCGCCATATCATCCGCATACTGCGAATCAGTTTTGTTAGGTGTTGCAAGGCGCTGTGCTTCGGGGCTTTTGCTGTCCCACCTGTACTCATGCTCAACCCAGATATCCCGCCCATCGTCCCGGATATCCAGATACACGCATGGGTTTGTAGTGCCGTAGTCACAGGCAATATACCGGGTTGATGTCGCCGTCAAGGCAACCGGGCGAGTATCGTCATCGTAAATGGCGGCATCGGAAAACATGGAGTATATCAGCCCCTCTGCAATTGCCCAAAGCCCCTTGATATACCTGGAGTAGAACACGCCGCTGTACATGGTCTTGTAACGGGCTTTGATCTCAGCGGAAAGGGCGTTGTTATCGTCCATTGTGAAATGCAGGAACAACAGGCGCTTTTCCTTTGCCTCGTCAATCCACCGCCGCTTAAACCAGTGCATCGGCCCTTCCGGGTTGCAATTAAACCACAGCTTAGACCCATCCACGGAGCAACGCCCCGTGACTTGGTTGACAAAGGATTCTGGCATCAGCGCCACCTCGTCCAGATACGCCCCGGCGGCGGTCATACCTTGCACAAGGTCTTGGCTTGCTTCGTCCTTGCCGCCGAACACGTAAAAATCATTCGTTTTAAACCCCCTATAAACCCGTAAAAGCCCGTCTGATGTGTGGTAACTGTAACTGTACCCCCTGCCGGGTAAAATCGATTTAAGGGGCTGTAGCACGTTCCTCTGGAAGGATTTCACTGTCTTGCCCGCCATGATGAATTGCTCATTTTCAAAATTCGTCATAGCCCACATGACAAAGGACAGAGCCATAGCAACAGTTTTCCCGGAGCGGATCGCCCCGTCCGCTATGATGCCGTCCATATCTTTAACCGGGGAATCCTCCACCCACCAGTTAAAGAGCATCCGCTGTTTTTTTGATAGGGGTTGCCACTTAAACATCCGCATTCCCCCAATCTTCAGCCGCCGTTCCCTTTATGGCTTCAACAAATCCATCTGCCGGGGTTTCCGCTGTCGGGTTGTCCTCGCCGAGCATCTGCAACACCTTTTCCAGATACTTGCTGTTTCCCTTCATGGCGTTTTGGAGCATACCCAAAGCAAGAAGCGCCCTCCCCTCATCCGTATCAATGCCGAACGCTTCAGCCTGTGCTTTCAGCTTTGCCGGGACAATCGGGTTTTTCGCCCATGCCTTGATGATGCTTTGAACCGATGACGATTCACGCCTTTTTTCCCCGGAGGCTTTGCCGCCCATTTGTTGCACAATTCTTTGTTCTTCCTTTGTACGAGTGTTCAGCGGCTTTAAATTCTGTGGATTCCCTTTCGGGTTTGCCATGCCGCATCACGCTCCTTTCATTGGCGGCTTTTCTCTCTGCGGTTTCATCCCCCACCGGGAGGGGTGATGCTCCCGGCAGTGAGGATGACAACAGAAAAGCGGGGTTTTCGCCCCGCTCTCCTGCTTATCGTTTTATCATGGGTTTCACAAAAAAATCTTGTCAAACCTTGTCATATTTACAACGATTCGTAATGCACTGCTCTGTTACCGCCAACACCGCAACGATTGTCGGACAGGTGGCAATCTGTTTCCTGCGCCATCCCTGCTCATACCACCGCTTAAACACCCGGTATCTCATGCCTCCCGTCAGCGAATCATCCTCAACCGCCACAAGGTTAACGCCGACCGCATTCAGCTTCATAACTTCCTTTGTCATGTCCTCACCCCCTGCCGAAAACGAATTCCTCATCATCTTCCGAAATGTTGTCAAGCATCATCTCCACAAGCGCCGCCACGGATTCCCCGTACTTTTCGGACAGTTCTTCAAGCCTCTGCGCCTCAACATCAAAAACCTCAATCCTTGTCATGTCCTGTTCTCCTTTCTTTCGGTGGTGGGCGGTTTAACCGCCGCCCCTCGGTTTGTTGCCTTGATTACCAGATTCTATGTGTCTCCCCGTAGTTGTAAACCTCATCGAGGACAATTGCGGTTGCGGCGGGGTGATCTTTACGGCATCTGCGCTCCGCATTGTCGCCGCACACTGCCCTATAGGTCGCCGTGGTCTGCTCCCCGTTCTCCGTGATTAAGAAGGAGTAACCCTTGAAACTCTCCCCCCGCACACCACTTGGAACAAGTCTGCCCGCCCGGATGATGACCTCGATGGTCGCCCGCCCGTTCTCCCGCCGCTCAAAACTTCCTGCGACAGTTTCGCAATCGGCATAATGCTCTTTGTACTGCTTGTAGGGCATTCTCCAAATAAAGTCATCGCCCTTCACGCTGTCCCGCTGTGCCTTTTCCTTTTCCTTGCGCTCCCGCTCAAGCCTTGCCGCCCGCTCCTCCGGGGTTTCTGCCTTGAAGGTTCTTTCAAGCACCACCACCCGGCTAACTTCCGTCTGGGGCTGTCCCTTGTACTCGCTCACGCCCTTGACAGTTGCCTTAATCCGCACCACATCGCCCTCGTTGATCGGCTCCCAACAAAACCACTTTCCGACCTTGCTGTCGTACTCATGACCCCGACCCATGTCGTTGTAAACCTTCAGCGCCATTCCTGCGGTGGTCTTCCACACGTACACCTCGCCGTTCTCTGCGGTCATGGTGTAGATGCACCGGGTTTCATATCCGTAACCAAAAGCGGGTGCTTGATAGCTGTAAATCCGCTTCAGTGTGACCTTTGCCGTAATCCTTGCGCTTGCCATTGTCGTTCTCCCTTCGGTGTAGGTGTTTTAACTTCATCTGTTGTACTCATTATACAGCCGTATTATTTAAATGTCAACAGGTTTATGAGAAAAATTCGGATTAATTTAACTTGCCTCAACCTGCCGCAAAAGAATACCGGGGGTTTCCCTCCCCCGGTTTCATTGGCTTAAAACGGCTTAACAGGTGACCACCCGGTTCCCTTAAGGACATTCACAACCTCGTCAAACGCCCGCCCCTTAGACTCTGCGCTTGCATACTTCTTCCCGTCTACCACGACATCATGGCGCTTTCGGCTGACCACATTGTCATAAACGAAAAAGATTGAAACCGTATGCTTGTCTCCCGTCTGCCTGTCGTAAAAGTTCTGTGTCTGAACGTGTACCTTTATCATTTTTGTTCTCCCTTCGGTGTATTCCGGGGGCTTGCCGCCCCCGGCTCGGCTGTATGTTTACAGGTTGTGCGCTTTGCGAAAAACCTTTAACTGTAAGCAGTTAAACTCAAACCGCCGTGTCAGCTCGTGCATTTCGCTGATGTTCTGATTTATGGTGGTGTATCCTAAACTTGCTTCGCCCCGCTGAATTCTCTGGATCATACGCATGGTTTCCATCAGCTTCGACTTTGCCCGGTCTGCAATTTCACCTGCATACCGTTTTTCAACAGGCTCCATCTTGTCTGCCGGAATGTTCAGCCCATCAAAGCATCTAAGAGTATGGTTTAACTCCTCCTCAAGGTTCATATAATGCCCACCAGTTACGGGCTTCATGAACTCGTTCCAATACTTCATGAAATATTCCTCTGAATATGTTGCCTTCATTGTCGTTCTCCCTTCGGTGTTTGACAGGCTCTTGCTACTTTTCAACAACCACCCGGCGGCTTGCGCCGTTCTGTTTGATTTTATGCCATGATTTCGACTGCCCAACAGCCGTAATTTTTGTTCCCGCCTAAACCTTCAACGTATCCGTAATTTTCGTTTTTTGCCTTGCACCAATTGCTGATCTCGTTTCCGGTCATCGTCATAATGTACACTTCGTGGTTTTTCTTGCTGATCTCATGTACTTCGTATGTCGCCGTTCTTTCTCTCCAGTTTTTCATTTTCTTCCCCCCCCTGTTGTTTATCTGTTCCTTACAATACCCATTATACAGCCTTTTATTTAAATGTCAACAGGCTTTTGAGAAAAAGTTAAATTTATTTTTTTTTGCAAGCCCCACAGTTGGAATAACTTAGAAATGACTTGGAAATGACTTGGAAATGGCTTGGAAATTACTTGGAGGAACAGAAAAAGCGGGGTTTCCCCCGCTTAATCCTGTATATCCCGCACCCGCCCGAAAGCCTGTAGCGCTTCCCCGTGAAGGTGCGTAACCCTTGCATAACTGTACCCCATCTCACAGGCGATCTCCTCAAACCGCATCCCGTCAACGTACCGATGGAGTAACAGCGCCACATACTGCGGCGATTGCACCTGCTCTATCTCCGCAATCATGCTTTCCCGCAGTGCAACAGCCTTTTCCACCTTCCGGGCAATGTCCCGCTCCAGATCAATCAGCCTGTCGCTGTCCCGGGTTTGGTCGGCATCCCCGGAGGTCTGCACCCGCTCTTTGTCATACCGCACCCCGGATATATAGGTGCGCTCCCGGCGTAACCTGTCCAGT